CAAAGACCTTATCCAATCCAGTTACAGTTAAAATTGAAGCAATTAAAATATCCAGGGCATCGGTTTGTTCTGTGGTCTTACCAGTAGCTAATAAACTTTCAACATCCTCTCCAAAAACTTTGGTTAAAGCAGCATCACCTACTACAAAAAATGAACCTAGTATTATACCAGGGGGAAGGTTTAGATCATCTACAACAAAATTGGGTATAGTTTCTGCAGTAGTAATCGCATAGGACAGAGCTTTAGCTGTATCATTAACTTTTGTGAATAAAACCCACCCTATAGCGGTTATTACTGGTGCAAAAGCCTCAATAACGTTGCTGAGAGCAACAAGTGATCCACTTGGTAATTGTTCACCAGGCTTTCTAAAATGTTTAACCAGGGCAGCTACACCAAAAGCCAATAGGTATGGAAAGAATTTCTTTAATGTTCCGACTGTTTCTTTAACGGTTTCTGGATCTAACTCTAATTCGTCAAGTGGTATACCAGTATCAAAAGGACCACCTCCACCGCCCCATTCTTCAGCAGTAACGACCATTAACCAATTAGCCTAATTCCTTCAAGGATAGCTACTGCAGCCAGGAGAAAACGCATTAGCAATTGCTCCAGGTTATAGTCTTCGTACATTAATCACTAGTTCGGTAGATTCTACCAGTTATGATCCCGAATGTTTCCATATCTGCAGCTCTGTCAGTGGTCGCTTCGATAATTACTTCAGTATAAGGTGGAATAATTAAGAAAGTAGGACGGTCTAAATCCATACCAACCTGAGATGCTACCGTCTCAATGATTGATTTACACACAACAGATCCATTAAATTTAATAATATATCCTACTGATTTATTGGGTGCCATATTAGAAGCAACCATCTGAAACTCATATTTCCCATTCAGGTAAAAATTACCTGTCGTAAACGAAAACTGAGTTACAGTATTATTATTTATCGTAATGGAACCCGACATAGCGTAAGCATGATCCCCTATTATCTCTAACGCTTCGGCTGGTCCTGTGAAGCTCCCGCCTACTGGATTACCTGCACCGCCAATTATAGCCATGAAGGATCCTAAGCAGCGTAAGTGATAGAAATACTTAGATCACAGGTTTCGCTAGTTGTGCAACTGGCACTAAAGTCGATCTGGTTACCTGGTATAATATCGAAAAGTCCTGCAGAATTCTCAATAACTACCGGTTGACCATCGTTTCCACCTAGAGGCCCTGCAGCCTGGACACTCCAACCTGGTCCACTGAAAATCTGTTGAACACTAACCCCATCGCCAGCAAACTTAAAGACGGAAATTCCATCTGTTGCTGAGTCTTGCTGAGGTGTTGCACTCAAAGAGATCCTTACCACTCTATTCATTCCTTCTGGATTGGTTGTCGATTGCGTTGAACCCATTAACTGAGTCATTGCAACAAAGGTTCCAGCCGTTAGTGACTGTCCTGCTAAGCTATATGTTCGTGTTTGTAGTCCTGACATGTTTTATCTCCTTTTATTTTATATGATCAAGGGCGAAAGTAAAGTTTTTGCCCACCGAGTTTTGTGGTTGGGAACCATTTTCGTATTAGTCCACCTGCAGTAGCAACAACTATTGCACTGCTTAGAACTTTTTTACCGTCTGCTGATTTAACCAGGCTAACGGCATTACTCGAAAGTTTGCCGAATGCTGAAGATATATTACTATCCAAAACATCTTTCAATACACTAGGTGTAGTGGCTGTTATTCCAGTTATCCCAACGTCTTGGCCTGCATTGAGGTATTGTGCTACGCTTAGACCTGCAGCCATTCCAGTTACGGAAGGGTGCGGCATTGCGGGTTTTCTGTATCTTGCCATATTCTTTCTCCTTTTTGGATTGCCCGTGTAAGCTCTACGAGCGGTTTTACGACGCATACCTTTCCTGGTTGATCCCTTACGTTTGCGAGAGGTATCATAAGATTTCTTGCTGATGAGCTTGCCATCTCTGAAATACATCCGGCGACCATTGGCACCTTTCCTGGTATAGAGTCCCACGGGCATATACTCAGATATGAGTAACACTATTAAAGCTAATGGGGCAAAATGGAATTCATGCTACTCATTTTTGGAGGTATGGGGAATTATAATATACTCCACTTTACGTTATATATTCGATGAGCTTGAATAAAGACGTTAAGTATAGCTTGGGCACCCCATCGTTGATGGTGGGCCTCGACAAGGGGGAGAAATGCGAATGCAAATTCCTTTCTGACCCTAAGTCCATAGACACTGCAGAACACGGAAAGAAGTATGATATTTCAATTCTATTACTTTCTCACCCTAATCCTAAATATTCTTCTCTTGATAAGAAAGGAATGGAACTTACTTGGCGTACCAATTGCCATGTTGTACGAGTTACTATTATGGATGATCATGGTAAAGGCCAAATTGGATTGTGGCAAAGTAAAGAATTTCAGGATGATTGGTTTGATCGCACCTGGACTATTGATAACAAAGAGGATGGCAATATATGGATCCAGTCATAATTAACCAGGACGAATTGTTTGACATAAGCAGAAAGGTTTACGCTATCAAACAACATCTAAAGAAACATTTTGATTTGGATGGCGATAACCAACCCTGGCATATGTTTGATGATATTGAATGTGACTTAATGATTTTGGTGAATAAAGAATGAAGCGTAGGTGTAATATCTGTCTGCAGTCAAAACGTTTTACTCTATGTACTAAGTTCAATAACGAAGTATCAATGTGTTTTTCATGCCAAGCGATCATTAAACGTATTAGTGAAGATGATGCTTTAGATAATACACATATTGAAAACAAAACCTTTTAGACGCGTACTAGAAGAAAGGGACGAAAACTATGCTTTACAATCAAAATCCATTCAAGAAAGGTAAAGGACTAGAGGATGAGGTGGGGTAGCAATGGGTATAAAAGGCGAGTTTGGGGCGTCACAGGGCGTTCCAGGGGCGTTATTTGGCGTTTCAGGGGCTAGTCAAACCCGAACTTACCGTGTACCAGTTTCGTAACTTTCTCTTTTGGTTTGTTATCTGCAGCTTTTTGAATAACTGGGATCAGCTTACTGGCAGCAGCTTGAACATACCAGGGCTGATCTTTTAATTCTTCGGTCATACTATGCAACAAAGACAACTGAGATCCTTCCTCCGTCTCGCCGAGTTTCTTGGCAGCATTCCCCATAGCACCGTTCCAAAAATCTATTGCGCTCTTTCTCGCTTGAGGGATCATGAATTCCTCGAAGTCGACCAGGGTCTGCTCACGGATTTGGTTAGTGATCACTCCCAGGCTAGCTAACAGAGTTTCGTTTGATTCTTCCGATATTAACCAGGACTCAATCTTTTTCTGTGTCCTTAGCGGAATCCAGTAAGTATAAATCAGTAAGTAAAGCCCAAAGCTCAATACCCAAACAAGAGCGAATAATTCGTCTGTCATTAGCTAATCCCAAAGACCTTATCCAATCCAGTTACAGTTAAAATTGAAGCAATTAAAATATCCAGGGCATCGGTTTGTTCTGTGGTCTTACCAGTAGCTAATAAACTTTCAACATCCTCTCCAAAAACTTTGGTTAAAGCAGCATCACCTACTA